TTTCTGGATATCTCTGAGAACGGTCATGACTCGGTTCAAAACTCCAGTGAATCGGCTGTGATCGTTGGATTGGGGATTGAGGAGCCTCGGCTGGTTACGCCCACTGGGGCGTTTGGGTCTTACTCGGCTTTGGTGGGGGAGTGGAGCGAACGGCATCTTGGCCGCACTCTTTTCCCATGGCAATTACGGGCATTGTCAGGCGCTCTCGAGCATGATGAGGATGGGAACTTCATATCCAGTACGGCTTTGATAAGTACAGGCCGCCAGAATGGTAAGACCACAATGCTTAGTGCCCTGGTTGGTTTCTGCCTTACTGAGTTGCCGCGCATCTGGGGCAGGCCTGTGCGCATCATGTCAACAGCTCATGAGCTCGGGCTGGCCACTGAGGTCTTTGAGGATTTGCGCGAGGTCTTTGAGCTACTGGAAGAGTCTGATCTGGCAAAGGTCACTTGGGCGTATGGCAGGCACCAGGTCAAAATGGTTGATGGCTCGGTTTACAAAGTCAACAGCGCCACAGGAAAAAAGCATGGTGGAACATGGGACATACTTATCGTTGACGAATTGTGGGCCATCAGTGAGGCAACCTACTTCGGTGCCCTAAAACCTTCACAGATTGCTGTGCCATCACCGCTGGCATTTCTGGTATCTACAGCTGGTGATGAATCATCTCGAGCGTTCCTCAAGCTGAGGGAACAAGCGCTAGGTGTAATTGATTCCGGCATTCGCTCTGATCTGTTTATGGCCGAATGGAGCCTTCCCACTGGCGTGTCACCAGATGACCCGATTTACTGGGGCTACGCGAATCCCAGCCTTGGTAGGACTATCACCATGAAGGGGCTTGAAAGTGCAGCTGCCGCACCTGATCGTTCCCAGTATCTAAGGGCCCACTGCAACTTATGGGTTGCCGCAGCCAACAGCTGGATAAACCCTGGCGAATGGGCAAAGCGCCTTACCACAAATCTTGCCATAGAAGGTGGCAATTCAGTATTGGCTGTGGACAGTTCTGTGGATGACTCAAAGTATGTGGGGATTCATTGTGGCCTCAACAGTGACGGTGACATTGTGGCCAGCGTTGCGTTCACCTGTGAAACGAACCGCCAGATGTGGCGACATATCGAGCGCCTGATGGAAGACAACCCGAAGCTTAGGCTTGCCATCACCCCGACACTTGACTTGCACACCCCAGAGCCATTGATTCGCCGCCGCTCTCTTTGGGGATATGCAGAAATGATTAAGTACACGGGCCTAGTCAAGTCAATGATCACTGAGGGCAGGCTTCTGCACACTGGTGAAGAGATGCTGGCAGAGCATGTCAACAGAGCAACCCTTGTCAAAGCCAATGGTGCTGTCGTGCTCAGCTCACAAAAGTCTCCAGGGCCGATTGAGTGCGCAAGGTGTCTGGTGGCAGCTGCATCTCTGGTCTCTCGCCCAGGTCAATCAGGTCGGGCAATGATTGGCTCAGCAAGGTAGTTGCATTTGCAACTTGTTTGTGCGAGACTCCGCGCGTGGGATTCTTCACTCCAAAAGTCACTACTGCGCAGATGTCTTCCGCACCGTTAAAGGCTGCCGCTGGCGCTGGCGCTGCACAAATCAATGACTTCCTTGCCTACTCCACTGGAGCTGCCGAACAGCGAGCCCTGCAAAACCCAACGGTGTCGCGCTCAAAAGACTTGTTGGCCTCCATGATTGGGTGCCTCGAAATGCGCCACTATTCAAAACAGTGGACAGGCGAGCGCTACGAAGAAATCTATCTACCGCTCGAGCCCTGGATGGAACAGCCAGACCCAAAGGTGACACGCAACTTCTTCTACTCAAATATCTTCAGTGATCTCTTCTTTCATGGCCGCGCCTTCGCCTTCGTTACCTCACGCTATTCCACAGGCTTGCCGGCATCGTTTACCTGGCTACCAGCCGCAATGGTGACCACACCCAACCAAACTGGGCCACAGTGGTTTGGCCCCTCAGATGTAGTGCAGTTCAACGGTGTAGAAATCGGAGACAGCAACGATGTCATCCAGTTTCTCTCTCCAATCCAAGGCTTGCTGTATCAGGGCGCTCGAGCTTTATCAATCGCAACGCACTTAGATCAGGCAGCAGACCGCTACGCCACACTTGAAACTGTCCCTGGCTACCTTCAACAGAAGGGAGGCGAAACCCTAGACAGTGACAGCCTCAGCGAGATTGCAGCTGCATGGTCACAGATGCGGAGACAAAATGCGATAGGGGCCCTGAACGATTACATTGAGTTCAAAGAATTCTCGGTTTCACCCGCGGAAGTTGTTGGCGAACAACGCAAGTACCAATCACTTGAGATTGCGCGTGTCTCAAACATTCCTGCATACCTAGTATCTGCACCTCAAGAAGGTTCAGGCCTCACATATACAAATGTGCAAGACAGCAACCGTCAGCTTTATCTATATGGAGCCAAGCCATTTATAGAATGCCTGCAACAGACAATGAGTGCCTCCAATGTTCTGCCACGCAATCGCTTCGTCAAATTTGACATTGAAAATTATCTTGAAGAAGAAATGCACGATGTCATGGTTGAACCAATCGTAGATACACCAGTAGAAAGCCCGTCATGATTCACTTCGTAAATGTCCCTATCACCCTTGATGCTGCCGCAAGCGAGGAAGCCCCCAAGACAATCACCGGCATTGCAGTGCCATGGTTTCCAGTCTCTGCGCAAGTAATGGATGGCACCAAGGTGTCTTTCCAGCGTGGAGCTTTTGATCTCAACATGAAAGCCCCCAAGCTTCTAGAAAATCACGACATGTCAGCTTTGCGCGGTGTCGTGTCATCTCTTGCTGACATGCCCGAGGGACTTGGCTTTACTGCCACCTTCGCAAAAACGGGCGCAGCCGCTGACGCAATCGAACTCGTAAAAGCAGGCGCGTACGACTCGGTTAGCGTTGGCGCTGTCCCCACCAAGTTCAAGTACGACAAGAACGGCGTAATGGTCGTATCGAAAGCTGATCTAGTCGAGATTTCGCTTGTCGCACAGCCAGCATTCAAGGATGCTGTCATCACAGAAATCGCTGCATCGGAACCTGAAGATGCAACCGAACCCACCCCAACAGATTCCAAGGAGGAACCAGAAGTGGCAACACAAGAAAACCCAGTGGTTGAGGTCGAGGCTTCAATCATCCCAACAACCCCTATCTATGCAACTGCGAAGCGTGAGTTCATCATGCCATCAGCTGCCGAATACATCTCAGCGGCGTTTGTCGGTGGCGACAAGTGGCGCGAAATGAGCGAGGGCCTACGCGCCGCAGCTCCCAATGTGATCACCTCGGACATTCCTGGTGTCCTTCCCTTGCCAATCGTGCAACCGGTGTACAACAACTTCATTGGCCGCCGCCCTGTCATTGATGCAATCGGTGCCAAAGCAATGCCACAAGGTGGCAAGGTGTTCATCCGCCCAGAGGTCACTACACACACCAGCATCGGCAACCAGGCAACTGAAAACACCTCACTTACACAAGGCACTTTCGTGGTTACAGACAACCAAGTCACCAAGGGTAGCTACGGCGGATTTGTCACGCTTTCCGAACAATCAATCGACTGGTCACAACCAGAAATCATTGGTTTGGTTCTTGACGACATGGCACGCATTTATGCAAATGAAACAGACAATGTTGCAGCAGACAACCTTAAAACTGGTGCAACAGTTACTCGTAACTTTTCAGCCGCTTCAGTGCTAGACGCTTCGTATTGGGTCAGCTGGATTGCTGGCGCAGCACAAACAATCTTGTCTTCAAGCAATGGCAACTTGCCAACTCACTTGTTCGTAAACCCCGAATGGTGGGGATTTCTTCTGCAACTCAGCGACACATCAAAGAGGCCATTATTTCCACAGATCGGGCCAATGAACGCATTCGGTAACCTTGCACCTGGACAAGTTAATGGCGTTGCATTTGGTTTGCAGGTTGTCGTAGACCGCAACTTTGCAGCAGACACACTCATTGTCGGTGATGCCTCTGGCTACGAAATCTTCGAACAGCAGAAGGGTGCCCTCAGCATTGATGTCCCATCAACAATGAGCCGCACAATCGCATTCCGCGGTTACCTCGCCACGCTAATGATTGACTCAACCAAATTCGTTAAAGCAGCAGTAGTCGCTTAATTAGACAAACTAGAAAGACTGCAACACCATGGCCACCTTCAACCTCGCATTTCATACGCGGTTAGAGAACTATGCCGTGTTGCAGACTTTCGTTGACACAGACATCCAACCTCAAGATTCGGTGGTGGTGGCAGGAGCGGGGCATAACTTTAACGGCACCTTTACTGTCATCTCCACCGAGCCTTATGAGTTCATAGGCGTATCTGAAGAAGGTGATCTTCTCTTTGACTACTCAGTGATTATTGAGAACCAGTTCATCTATGCCAGCGCCGGTGACGACTTAGATAGAAGCATTGCTACTGGCACTGTGACCTTCACGCCCAGCCCAAGCTGGATTACAAGTGCGGATGTGACCAGCTGGCTTGGCATCGAGGTCGCTACCGCTAATGACACCGCATTCATCGCTGTATGCGTCTCAGCGGCTAACAGTTGGGCATTTAGGAAGCGTAGGGAGGCTGGTTACACAGACAGCCTCTCGAGCGCTCCAGACGGCGCAGCAAAATTGGGGACAGTAATCTATGCAGCAATGCAATATCGCTCCCGTGGCGCTGTGGATGGTTATGCCTCATTCGATTCAATGGGCATGGGCTCCCCCACCATGTCCCTCGGACAGATTATGCAGCTCCTGGGCTGTGGCAGACCTCAGGTTGCGTAATGGCTGCAACGGGCATTCTCTACGAAGCAGTAAATGCAACCAAGACTGCACTTACAGCTCTGGGCCTCAAGCCTGTCACTGACCCTCGCAACGCTCGCCCTCTATCAGTAATGATTGAGCTACCCACGCTTGATGCCTTCACTTACAATGTCGGAGATATCAGGCTTGTGATTCGTGTGCTTGCTGGGCCACCAGGCAACCAAGACAGCGGTGACTATCTCATGACAACCGTTGACACAATTATGAACTCATCAATCGCCATAGTGGATGGAAGGCCATCTCTCGCTTCATACGGCGAGCAGATGCTTCCTTGCTATGACATGACCGTTGCCGTAGCAGTGCGGCGCAACTAACAAAAAGGAGCCACCAATGGCAACAACAACATTCCTATCCAACGCAACTATCGGAATCACCCAAGGTGCTACAACCACGGATTTATCTGATCAGGCAAACGCTTGTGTCATCACTATTGGCCAGGACAGTCTTGAGTCAACTGCCTTCGGGGATACAGGCCACCGCTTCGTTGGAGGCCTTCAATCCGTGGAAGTGAGCATCACATTCTTCCTGAGCTACGGCGCTACCGAAGTAGAAGCAATCCTTGCATCATGCGTAGGCACTGGCACCACAGTCCTGACTATCTCACCATCAGGTGCAACCGAATCAGCTACCAACCCTGAGTATGTGTTGACTAACTGCATGCTGGCATCCTTCACGCCAATCAACTCCACAGTGGGCGAACTCGCTACCGTAGAAGCTTCCTTTACTGGCGGCACCTGGGTACGCGACATCACCGCACCATAAACAAGAAACCACATCATGCAACTCACGCTCAAAGTCACAACAGACCAAACCACATACGAAGTCAAAACAAACCTGTATGTCATCATTGCCTGGGAACGAAAGTTCAAACAAAAAGCCTCCAACCTTGCCTCTGGCGTAGGTCTCGAGGACTTGGCATTCATGGCATTTGAGGCTTGCAAAGTACACGGCATTTCAGTGCCGGCAGTCTTTGATGACTATGTGAAGCGCCTGGTCAATATTGAAGTGGTAACGGATGAACCCACAAACCCCACCAGCGAGGCACCTACTCACGATCTCTAGCAGAACTGCTGGTTGAGACTGGGTGGTGGCCTCCACAAATACCATTTGAAATGCAAGACATGAACACAGTGATTGATGTGATTAACAAACAGAGGCGCAAGTGACAGCTACGGCATCCCTTGAGATTGTGGGCGCTAAAGAGGCCATCAAAGCTTTGGGTAAGATTGACAAAGACCTGCGCAAACAGTTCAACGCTGACGCTAAACAAATAGCCCAGCCACTCATTACTCTTGCTGCATCTCGATACCCAGATGCCCCATTGTCTGGAATGAATCGCAACTGGACACAGGGCAACAAGAAACTCTTTCCCTATACCAAAGCCAAAGCTGTCAAAGGTCTAAAGGTCAAGTTCTCTACTCGCCGCAACGATGCCAATGTCATCTATGTCACCCAGTCAGACCCTGGTGCAGTAGTGCTTGAAGTTGCTGGTCGTGGCAAGGCAACCTTGCTATCTGAAAACCTGTCAGCACGCACCAGTCGCATTCTGTGGCCATCAGCAGAGCAAGCCCTGCCTTCCATACAGGCTGAGCTGAGAGCGCTAGTGTTGCGCGTAATCGCTACCGTAAATGAGGGCATGAAGTAATGGCTATCAACATCCCAATTATCTCGGAATTTGACGGTTCTGGAATCTCAAAAGCCGTAGCGCAATTTAAGCAGCTGGAGACCAGTGGCCAGAAGGCCCAGTTCGCAATTAAGAAGGCAGCAGTTCCAGCAGGGCTTGCTTTAGCAGGTTTGGCTGTCGCTTTAGGTGATGCCGCCAAGGGTGCTATTGAGGATGACGCTGCACAGCAGAAACTGGCCTTGACACTTCGCAACACCACTGGCGCTACTGATGCACAGATCACAGCCAATGAAAGCTGGATTAGTACCCAAGGTAAATTGCTCGGAATTTCGGATGATGAGTTAAGACCTGCGCTTGCTCGACTTGTCACCCAAACTCATGATGTCACCAAAGCTCAAGAGCTTGCTTCTTTGGCAATGGATGTGTCGGCTGGTACAGGCAAAAATCTAAACACGGTTACCGAAGCACTTGCAAAGGCTGCAGCTGGTTCCACCACAGCATTAGGCAAACTGTCACCCGAGCTGAAGCAGATGGAGAAAGATGGCGCGTCAGCAGATGAGATGATGGCCGCACTGTCTGGGACTTTCATGGACCAGGCAAGCACCGCTGCCGGCACTGCTGAAGGACAATTCAAGCGGCTCTCGGTTGGCCTAGCTGAAACTAAAGAAACCATAGGCGCTGCACTTCTACCAGTGATTGAGGCCGCTCTGCCAGTGCTTCAAGCCATGGGCCAATGGGCACAGGACAACACCACAGTTTTCCTAGTCGTAGCTGGAGTCATTGGTGGTATTGCAGCTGCCGTAGTTATCGCTAACGCAGCCATCACCGCCTGGGGAGTGGCCACCACAGTCTTCACTGGTATCCAGACAGCGTTCAATGCTGTGATGGCAGCAAACCCAGTGGTTCTCTTAGCCATCGCAATAGCGGCGCTAGTCGTAGGCCTAGTCATTGCCTACAAGAAGTTTGATGCTTTCCGAGACATCGTTGATGCAGTGTTCGGTGCTATCAAGGCAGGTATCAAGGGTGGCATGGATGCAATCACTGGATACTTGACTTTTGTCATGGGAGTCTATAAAGGCATCTTTAACGCGATTGGCAAGCTGTGGAACAACACAATCGGCAAACTGAAGTTTAAGATTCCAGACTGGGTGCCAGGTATCGGAGGCAATGGCTTTGAGGTTCCAGACATACCTATGCTGGCAAACGGAGGCATCGTGAGCTCTCCCACTTTGGCTCTTATCGGGGAGCGCGGCCCAGAGGCTGTAATTCCTCTTGACCGAATGAACAGCATGGGCGGTGGCATGAACATCACAGTTCAGGCTGGTCTTGTGAGCACTCCAGATCAGATGGGGCAGTTAATCATTGAGAGTATTCAGCGAGCCCAAAGGCGCAGTGGTCAGGTGTTTGCAGCTGCATGAGTACACCAACTATGCAGGTCATGGTGGGCTTTCAAAGCACCA